GGTTGTCTCTGTATTGTCAGCTAGTTCTACCTTACCCTTTACCGTAGTGCTAGCATCAGGAACGGAAGCCACAGCGAAGAATGCCGTCAAACCCGCAGCAGTGATTGCTCGAGTGGTGTCAACACCGGCAGCAGCTTCAACAGTAGTAGCAAGCTCAACAATACCGGCGGCGCTTTCGGTAGCAGCGTCGAACGACCCACGAATTGAGCCCGCATCGATGTTGGTTCCATCGTACTGAATAAGAATAAGGTGACCAAACTCGTCAATGTCTCCGTTAACGACCGAAGCGTCTCGAATAGCAAGCATTGCGTCGGCAGTCATACCAGTAACTGTAGCCATGTCGGCCTCCTTTCTTAAAGCGAGCTCAGAGTGTAGGTGTCAGCATCAATTGGCACTGCGGTAGATGAGGTAATCTGGAACGTGTCTGCGCTAATCATTGAAATATAAGAAGCGTCACCAACAGCGGTCCAAGTGCCATCACCATTATCAGTAACCACGAAGCCCATGTCAGTATCAAGAATCGTGATGATCTCATCAAAAGTCGGTAGCCTTGCTGCATCAACTTCATTGCCATACAAAATATCTTCGATAAAATCGAGATGTTCTTGTTGTAGGTCTCTAGAATCAAGTATGACGTGTGATGACAGCTTATACCCGGTAATATCCGGAGGACGAGTCGTCAAATCCCAGGTAAACGTGCTTGGCGCTACCGAATTGTCGATAGTCTTGTTTACCCATTGAGAAGGAGCAGCAAGAGCATTATAGACGATATGAATCTTGTAACCAAGGTCGAGACCGTCTACATCATTACCGATCAACGTTCGATATGAAAGTCCAAATTCCTGACGAGGTTGCTGGGTTAAGAACATACCATCTCGAACAGCAACTGTTCCATCGCACTCGCCAAACTCATCAGGATATGTGTAAGCATTTATTGTGGCTTGGAACTCTTCAGAAGCCGACAGGTTGAGGTACTTGACTCCGTCAATGTAGAAAGGTCTGGCACCGCCTCCCGAAGGACTCTCATCGATTGAAATCAAACCAGACCAGGGGACACCATCAGCGTCAGCTACATAAAGAACGCCACGATCCAGACCAGTATAGTAAAACCGCTCTCCAACGGCATCCCAAATTAGTCTTGCCACGATGTACCCCCTCTCATCCTGAAGTTCCTAGTTCAGCTTTGCGTTGTGCGTTCAGTGCGGCGTTTCTTGCCGCTAGTTCATTACGACTCATCTTCTTCTTAGGTGCATTCTTGGCATTGACAGTTTTAATTAGAGCGAATAGTCTATTCAGATGCCAGTACTCACACTCAAAAGGAATGTTAGACGCTACCATCCAGTAGTAGATTACTTCTGCGGTGATGATTTCACGATTTGGAGGAGCCGCCTTATCGTTGAACCAAGTAGCAGTCATTGGGGCGTTAAGATACTCATTAATCTGCTTAATGTTCTCATCAGAGAGTCTGGAAAAAACTTCCTCTGGAACTTCGAGGGTCAAGACCATGTCCCGAACGTAATGAAGAAGCTCTTCCCCAGATTTGTCTTTACTATTCAAGAATGGCTTACAAAAGAATGACTCCCATTTTGACAAAGAAGCCAGAGAATGCTCTAGCTCCAACTCAAAGGTCTCGGTGAAGTATTCGTTTGTGTTCTCGTCGAAGTACTCATCGGACATTGGAACTAAGATCTTGAGCATTCTCTGGCCTCCCTTCTAATCCTAGACGAAGACGAACAGCCACTCGTCGACAATGTTGTCATTCCACACGTAACCGTCAAGCAGGTGCGCCGTAACGATCGTGTTGGCCGTGATATGCACGTCGCCGGTAACAGCCACACCATTGATCCGGTACTGAACACCGGTAGTCGCCGGGATGGTGATGTTATCAGTCGTGCTGTTGTAGGTCGGAATGCCCGGCGAGACGGCGGTGAACGTACCGTCGAACAGAGCCAGCACCGCATCCGGCAGCGGCAGCTGCGGGTCGACGCCAACGTTGCCGTAAAGCAGAAGCTCAAGCGCTGCCAGAGCGTCTGCGTCTACCCTCGTCGAGTCAATGCACAGGTACGAGGACGGCTTGAGGTCGGTGACCGACACCGGAATGGTCGTGATTTCCCAACTGAACGTAATCGCCTCAGGCGAATCGTTCATGGTGGCGAACGCCTTCTCGGTCGGAGCTGCGGTAGCGCCGTAGATCAGGTGGAGCTTGTAGCCAAGCTCAGTTCCGTCCACGTCGTTACCCAAAAGCGTCCGGTACGACAGACCAAACGGCTTACGAGGCTGCTGCCCGACCTGAACACCAATCTGAGGCTCAACATAACCATCATGCTCAGCCCACTCGTCGGGATAAGTGTAAGCCTCAATTGTCGCGCCGAACTGTTCCAGCGAAATGAGGTTAAGGTACTTGATGTTGTCAGCCCAGGTCGGAGTAGCCTCCGCGCCCGTGGGCGACTCGGTGACGGTGGTAAGACCATTCCAACCAAAGCCCTGGTCATACTCACCCGACACATTCGGCTTGTAAAGGACACCACGGTCGACGCCGGTCTCATAGAGACGCTCTCCCGTCTGGTCCCACTGAATCGCAGTCACTGATTCTCCTTCAGAAGTACAACGTCAGGACATCGTGGTTAAGGTTTTGCGTCACAAAGTTTCGCAAATAGGAGGCATGAGGAAGGGCAGCGACTTTTTCATGAATATCACTGTCAGGATCCTCGTCTATCACAGTAACCAAGTATCGTTTCATCAAACTGTATGGATGATTATCGGCATGTTTAGCGTCGATGTCATCTCGCTTATAAACCATACAAGGATACGTCATCTGCACATTCGGAGGAGGCTGAAAATATACCTTGTCGCTACCCAGAAGTGTCTCCAGGAGCGATTGTAGGTCAAGCCTTTGGCCCATTGTAGACACCCCCCAACCTCAAGATGAGGCGGGGACTCTGGACGTCGACGTTAGCGACCTTCCAATAAGTCCCCGCCCACTTGACGTACCGAATGGCAAAGAAATGCTCGTTGGCGTAGGCGTCTGCGACAATGCTGATCGAATTCCCAACAGTGAGATCGTCATTGACTTTCTCACCATCTCGGAGTTGCCTGGAATTGCGAATGACATCACCAAAATATGAAACTTCTGTGATGTCATCCTTATAAACCCCATTAACACCCTCTGTAGCAATGCCGTAACCCACAACATCGTTAAACTTTGCCATGTCGTTACCTACCTATTAAACGTGACGCGTGAAGGACCAGTACGCCGGGTCGCTGTTGGCGAAGTAGTAGCCCGAAGCAGCCACGGCAACGACGCGGAGCGTGTCACCAACGGCCAGAGCCGACTGAGCACCAGCAGACAGGGTTGCGGCCGTATCAGCATTCTTGTACGTCACGTGAGTCATCGTCGGGATCGTCACCACACCAGTGGAGGAGACGAAGGTCGGGTCAGTCGGCTCCGCAAGCAGAACGTCAGAACCAGAACCCGTCTTGTTGACCACGACAGCCGACTTGATGCGAGTCAGAGCACCCGACAGACGGGTCTCAATCAGGTACTTCTGCTTGTTGTAGTCAATGTCGAAGTCGTCGAACATCGACACCTCGCCACCACGGTCAGTACCAACGTTGTAGTCCTGCAGGTTGACAATAATACCCAGCAGGTTCGTCTCACTGTTCATGGACTCAACAGTAACAATGTCCCTAACGCCGAGAGCGTCAGCAACAGCAGCCTTAGTCGAGTACAGACGACGGCCCATCGTGTCCTTGACCTGAAGGAACTTGTTCAGGGTCCGGATCGTGGTATAGAACGTCGGCGTACCAGAGCCCTTGTAGAACTCCATGCCATTCATGACAGCATCGACAACCTCGTCATAGGACGAGGAGGCGTCATCGATGTTCACGTTGATGGTGGTCACGAAAAGCTCGTGGTCGTGGAGAATAGACCGAATACCGACGCCATCAGACGCGCCGATCGGGTCCTTGACCTTGTCCTCATCGCTCACGTCACGACCGTCGCCGATCAGAATCGCGCGCGCAACTTCCTCGTCAAGCATGAGACGCATCTCACCCTTGAGCCAGGCCACCATGTCGAGCTCGGTGATATCAATGACATCGTCCCGGTCAACCGTCTGCTTCTTGTACACCGTGGTGGGGCTAGTGGTCCGCTTGGTAAGACCGAACCACTCCTCCTTCTTCAGCGTACCCTTGATGTAACCCTTGGCACGGGCCTCATCCTGGGTCAGATCTGCCACGATGGTCTTCACCCGAGAGAACGGGCTGTGCTTGGTGCCGTTAAGCACGTTCGCAACCCACTCGGTACGACGCTTCTCGAACTGCGGGGTACCCTCGAGCAGCTGGGCATCCGGGAAAAGCAGATCGATGTCAGTGATGCCGTGCTTCAGAGCATACTTCTCGACGGCCTCTCGCATCGAGCCCATCTTGACTGCGTCGGCGACAATACCCTTCACATCTGAGTGAGACAGCGAGTGAGCAGCCTGCGGGGTACCACCCGAAGCACCCGTAGCGCTATTGGCGTCCCGCTGCTCAAAGACATTTCGAGCCACTGGTGTTCCCTCCTGGTGGGCGAGGTTTCCCTCTTCCGCGGTTTCAACGGTTTCAACGGTTTCATCAGTTTCATTCGAATCGGTAGAGTCGTTAGACTCCGCTTC